GATATTATTAGTGAAGCAGATTCACTTGCTGCAATGCAGGCAAGAAGAGAAAAGCGTCTTGCTGCTCAGAGAAAGCGTGAAGGTACTACTTCCACTGGTAGAGACTTTGGTCACGACTATTCACTGACTCCTGCTCAACAAAAGGCAAGAAGAGATGCTGAGTATAAAGCAGGAATGAAGAAAGAAGAGTTTGAAGCATGGCTTGATGAAGCAATGAGTTCTTATGATCGTAATCGTAAGAGAGCAGCACAAAGAGCAGCAGCAAGAAATGCTGCTAGAGATGCCGGTAAGACTGGTGCAGTTCCTGGAGTTGGTTATGTGACCCCCAGAAGAGAAAGAGAAACTTATGTTGACTCTGCAGGCATAACCCGTCATAAGTCGGGTGCTAAGATGCCTAAGGACTGATATAAAACTTACATAATACACAGCAGGGCTTGACACCCTGCTTTTTTATTGCTAGACTAGGTTTGTCTCCATTGAAGATAAATAATAGCTCATTGAGTTCTACTAGATGAGCTATGAAAACCCATGGACTTATGATGGGAAAGTTTTTGACTCTGATGCTATTCATGAGTATTTTGGTTTTGTTTACTGTATTACCAACGTTTCCACCAACCGTAAATATCTTGGAAGGAAATACTTTTGGTCGTTCAGAAAACATCCAGGAAAAAAGAAAAAAGTAAAACAAGAATCAGATTGGAAAAAGTATTATGGTTCTTGTCCTGAGTTAAAAGAAGATATTAAAAAGTATGGTAAAGAGACCTTCAGTAGAGTTATACTGAGTTTGCATACGACTAAAGGTCTTTGTAACTATGAAGAGACCAAGCAATTATTCTTGAATAATGTCTTGAGTGAGTCTCTTGACACAGGAGGTCCGGCATACTATAATAGCAATATCCTAGGCCGTTACATGCGGAAAGATTATGGAAATTTTGGAAAAGACACTGCAAGTGACACACGACTGGGCAGTTGATCGAATGCACACTCTATGTGATATGAAAACTGATGACGTGCTAAAATCTGTTGAAGATGCTCATGCGATTCAGTCAGAATTTGCCGAATGGTTAGATCCTAATATTGAGGATCATGAAATTTATTCTCTGGAGTATCTTGGAGAAGATTGATATTTTCTTCTATATACCCTGTGCCGTATGAAAAACAATATTGTTTTTGAAACGGATGTTCTATGTAATTAATTCAATGTTTAAATCTATTTTTGCTTCACTTTGTTTAACAGCATCGGCAGCTTGTGCTTATCCATCAATCACTGAAATTGATAATCCACCTGCAGTTAATGTTTCTGAAAATGTAGAAGAAGCAATTAAACTTGAAGTAGTTGAAAAAACATGGAAATGTCCTGAGTGCAATCCTAATGAGCAGTATGTTTTAGCAGCACTTCAAGAACATACAAGAATTACTGATCGCAATGCATTAGCAACTATTCTTGGCAATATTAAATCAGAATCAAATTTTCATCCAAATATTTGTGAAGGTGGTGCAAGAGTTTCTTATGATAAATGTTATTCTGGTGGTTATGGATTGATTCAATGGACTTCTATTGGACGATATAAAGGACTTGGTAAATTTGCTGTCAAGTATGATTGTGATCCAAGTACACTTGAATGTCAAACTCGTTATATGATTAATGAGAATATTTTCCAAAGATATCTTCCAGAGTTTGAAGGGACTGGTCGTACAGTAAGACAGTATATGGTTCCTGCATATTATTGGTTAGGTTGGGGAATCAAAGGTTATAGAGAACTTTATGCTTATGATTACACTAAGAAAATGGTATTAGTATGATTAAAAAAATTAAATCGGCAATTAAATCCACAGTATCAACACTTAAAAAAGTTTCCACTAAAGAGAAAAAACTTGAATGTGTAATTGATAATCAAAAAGTTGATTGTGCTAAACTAGAAGCACCCATCCATGAGTGTGGTTCCAGTTACTTTAGTCATGGATATAGTCCTTATGGAAATATTCCTTCAGAAAATAAGTATACTTATACTGGTGTTCCTGCACCTGTAAGCATTCCTTATGATCCTTGGTTTGGATCTGCACCAAAATCACAAAAAGCAATTCAGTATGAAGAAAAAGTTGCCGCAGAATCTAAAATTAAAGAAGATCAAAGAAAAGAGAAGACTCAAGAACCTGAAAACATTCACCAAGTGATGTATGAGAAAGCAACTAAAAATTGGAACACTGTAAAAGAAACTCAAGGTGGTTCTGAGAACTTTCAAGAAGGTTCTGGTGGTTGGAACTCTGGCACTGGTATGGGACAATATCGATGAATAAGGATTGGCGTTACAGTAAGGAAAAAACTGCACTAAGAACTAGTGCTCTTAATATTCTTCTTCATAAATTTGGGAGAGAAATTAATTCTGATGGAACACCAAGATATTCAAATCAAAGTATTTACGAATGTGCCCATGATTGGGTATCACAAGGTAATGTAAATACTAATGGATTAGTTAAATACTATGAGGCATATTACTCATGAAAAATCTTTTTGCTGCATTAATAGTAGCAATTTCATTTAACCCTTCGGCAATTGCCAAACCAACTAAAGGATTCAATACTATGGACTCTTTGGGTTGCATGATCTTACGAGAATGCACCGACAATGTTCGAAGAATCACAAGTATCAAGGATATTAAAAATAACTATCCCGACACTGATTATTCTGCTATTAATGTGGAGTTTGACCAGATGTTGGTATCCCTTGATAAAGTCGGAGTTATGGTTTTTTTAGCAGACCAAAAATACTTTCCAGTCGGGCATCGTGGTGTTTATCATACTGTGAGTAACAACTTTTATTTGAATGATGCTTTTATGCATCGACCATCAACACTTATGACTGTTATGCGTCATGAGGGATGGCACGCTGCACAGGATTGTATGGCAGGTAGTATTAAGAATAGTTTGGTTGCTATTATTAAACCAGAAGAAGATGTGCCCAAACTTTGGAGAGAAATGGTAGAGGACACTTATCCAAAACATTCAGTGCCTTGGGAATCGGAAGCAATGTGGGCAGGTAAGACTGAAGGCATGACTGCTAAAGCACTCTCTGCTTGTGCTGCTGGTAAAATGTGGACCATATATCCTCCCACACCTCTGACTAAAAAGTGGTTGATTGAAAATAACTATATCGATAAATAATAAAATCCTACATAGGAAAACCAGCCAAGAAGAGTTCTGCGAAAAACTCCTTGTGTTATAATGGTAAACTCTTTGTTGGATATTAAAACTCAAGCATGACTAACTTAACAAGAGATGTATTAATCAAAACCATAGTTGCCGAAGAAATGAAAGAATGTGATGGTAATGATTATACAAAACAACTTAAGAATGTATATCATAAATGGGAACACGAATCAAGTGAAGTTCTTTGTAGACAATATAATAAGATCGTGAATACAAATCTAACAGTAGATGTATTGACACCCTAAATAGAGTTGCCTTACTCTATACTCATGCTCGGAAACAAATCCAAAGCAAAGGTAGAAGAGAGAGACGACCACCATGAAGATAAGAGTGAAGTCCTTGGTAATTTGGTGAAAGTTGTTGTACTTATATGGTCTGCTTCTTTACTCACCTTTAGTTACGTTAGACTTCCTAATGGTCAAAAGATTTTAGATTTTGATCCTACGTTTATTGCATCAGTCTTTTCAGGATCACTTGCTGCATTTGGTTTAAGTCCTGCTAAGAATGGTGGTGCTCAAGCAAAGGTAATTGCGAAAAAAGAACCTGAAGTTGTATCTGCAGTAGAACCCAAGAAATACTAATGAGAAAACCTACCGAGCAAGTTACAGAGCATATACCGAGTAAGTCTTCTTTTAAAATTATAGCATTGGTAATTGGTGGAGTTATTGGTGTTGCTCATATTGGTGTTCTAGGTCATTTAATTAATGCTAGCAATACAATTAAATATCCAATTATTAATCTTCCTGACGGGAAATATTCTTCTTATAATGTACAAGTTGGAAAAGATGGATATAAAATTGAGTATCGTGCAAATGACCCAAAGGTTTTGACCTCTGAAAGGTCAATGAATTTGGATAAGAATAGAAGAGGTCTCTTTGGTGGTGGAAGTGAGCAGAGAAATGAATATCGTCGTGATGAATATACTGCCGAAGGGTATCGTAATATGCAAGGTGGAGGTGAAATAAATGCTGAGGGAAAGTCTGCAAAAGACATAGAGTGCATCGTGGCGGACGCTGGAGCACGGAGTCAAGGTGCGATGGCAGGAACTAGTATTGCTGCTGGTGCCATCATTCCTGCGGTTGCTAATATTCCTTATATTGGATGGTTAGCTTCTGGATGGGCTCTTATTTTAGGGCAAAAAGTTGGATCTGAAGTTGGATCTGAAGTTGGTAGTGTATTTAATGACTGTTAATGGAATTGTTTTTAAGACCATTGAATGATTTTAATGATCCTACTTGGAGTGTAATTATATCTCTTGCCATTCTTTTGGGAGGAGTTTTATATTATGTTGCATATATACTTCGTATGGCTTCTGATGAAATGAGAAATGAGCGACCTGACGAATAAGGATGCTGAACAAGATTCTAAACTTGCTGTTCTGGAAAGTAGAGTAGAAAGTTTTAGAGAAAGAGTTATTTCTTTAGAGGAACGTATGAAAGAAGTTCCTCAAATGAGTGAA